TAATAAAATTGGGTCTATAGGACAAATGTTGTGCTATCTTGAGAAAACATTCTCCTATATAATTTGTTATTGGGGGAATTTCTTCACCACATTCTTCTGCCTTTTTACATTCATCTTTCCATTCTGTCATTGCTTGTAAAAAAACCTTATTATCAACATAATGTTTGCCTTTCTTTTTGGCCATTGTAATCTCCTTATATTGTAGTTTTTAAACAATACCACATTTTTATTATAAAGTCAATACTCAAAAGGGTATTGACTCAATAAAAAAAATCTGTTATATTTACTATGTATTGGGTTTAAGAAAAAGATCAATGAATTGATTTAGATTCTGTTTTAAGTTCTTCAAGTAATTCTTCATAAATTTCTTCTTCATTTTGGTCTTCATATAAATCTACATTTTTAATTTCTTCACAATTCCCATATTTTTTAATAATATTTTCATAATAAAGGGATAGCCCAGGGGAAGATGTTAACATAACAATCATATGAGTTTTATTTATTTCAAAAGTTTCTTCTTCTGTAAAGGGTTGTACCCAACGAGTAAGCATTAAAGATTCACTCATACCGCCATCTATCACTGACGGCCGAACATATATTAATAAGGGGTTTATAATTTCATATATATCATTATTTTTCGAAACTATTTCACATATAATATTTTCACCACTTATTAATTTTATTACTTTATATGCGTTTGGATTCATTTTAATTTTATCCTAGATATTTCGTAGTCAAATTCTTCTTCTGCATATATATTTAGTCTGGTTGTAAAGTGGGAGAGTGTATAGTTTTGTTTGGGGGATTGTTTAAAATCGTCGGACAGATCAAACAATCGAACTGCCATTTTACTGTCACTCCGACGCAGCCCCCTTCCAATTGACTGCAAGACCCTAATTTTAGACTTTGAGGGCGAGGCAAACACGATGTTATTGATATTACGAATATTAATACCAGTGCTAAACGTACCATAACTTGCAAGGATAATAGAATTTTGTGCATCTTCGACCAAAGCCCTTATTTGTTCTCTTGTTTTTGTTGGAGTTTCACCATAAACAAAATACACATCTTCCCAGTTTTTCATTTTATCATATAATATTTTACCGTGTTTTTCTACTAATTGAAACAAGCATAAAGTGTTACCATTAATATTATTAAGCAACTCCAAGATAAAATTATTCCTAGATTCACTTGAAACCAAATAATTAATTTCTTCAACATAAGACATCCTTTCTCTTATATTAGGGTGTTTAAGTATTATACATTTTATTTTCAAATTTGCAAGAGTTTTTCTATCCATCAATTCTTTGGTAGAAATAACTTTTTCTGCTGGTCCAAATAACCCCTCCAATACAAGTTGATGCGTCTGTGTACCGTCTAGCGTCCCTGTAAGACCGAATCTGTACTTACACTGATGCAACTTAGTCATAATACCTGTTAGAGATTTTGCTTTAAATAAATGAGCTTCATCTCCAATCACACAATCAAATTGTTCAAAGTATTTTTTGGGCATTTTATATATAGATTGCCAAGTAGATATAACGATATCTTTATTTACCTTACGGTCATAACCTTGATATATTCTTTGACAATATGTACCTGAACTCCACCCGTAATCCTGAAAATCAGAATACATTTGTTCTACTAAAGAAGTAGTAGGTACTAAGATTAAAGCTTTAAGCCCCATCATATGATAATAACGAATTAAAGAATATATTATAAGTGACTTACCAGAAGCGGTAGGACTAACAAGAAGAGCACGATTTCTGGAAATGGCATGTTGTATAGCTTGAATTTGATAATCTCGTATTTTAAGACTCTTTCCTTTTGATTTAGGTTTAAGTGATCTGACAAACCCCCTAACAGTCTTATTATCGACATTCCGTACATTTTCTACACCCTCTTCTACTATATAGTCTATTTTGTTTTTATGACAATATGTTTTGACATACTCCAACAATCCCACATATAATTCACCTGTAGCTGGAGAGAATAATCGTATTTTTCCATCCCACATACGATTACGATATTGCGGCATAAATCTATATCCAGGCACCTCAAAGGTAAAAAAATCAGATAGTTCTTGTCCTTGAGAAGGTGAAAAATCAGATAATTTTAAATATACCTCATTCTTCTTTGAGATAATCATTATGCAGGCCCAAGACTCCAACCCACTAATGATTTTCTAACACCAGACTTAACGGGTCTTACCCTATGCCACATATTAGATTCAAAGAATAAAACATTTTGTTTTGTCTCTTGTGCAGCAAATGTAATATATCGTTTTCCATCCTGTTCATGTCCCGGTCCGTAAACTTCTAAGTCAAATTCTCCACCTGTATAATCATCATTTAGAAGAATTGAAAATGTCACCTTTCGTATTTTTCCGTCAGAATAAGGTTTGGCAAGTATATCTTGATGCCAACCATATTCACCACCTACAGGATACTCAGAATATTGTAACGGTTCAATAGTATCGATATCACATTGCCATCGATCTTTATTAATATCCTTGACCATTTTAAAAATTTGTTGGGTAAGACTTTCCGTACCACCACCCCCCGGCCCGCCGATTGGATGTTCTAACCAAGTTATATTTGATCGTCTGTTAACCCGTCCAGTTGGTGTAACAATAGTCCCATCACCCAAATCATCTTTTTTGTGCGATAGTATCTCGTTGATAAAATCTTCATCAATGTGTGTAAGTAAATAATCTATCATTATATCATCCCTGCTTCGAATTTTTTCCACTCTATAGAGTTTTTGATATCCCATCCACGATTGTCTATAGATTTAATTACGCCCTTGCAATAATCTACACATGATTCGTAGTAACCAATTTTATTAGAAAGTCTAAGAATATCTTCATCAGACTGTATATACATAGCAAGGTCTGTTTTCATAACTTTAATATCAAACGGTTTTGCAACATATACTTTTGCATCTGATTTACCGCCATAGTATTCCCATTTTTGACGATATAAGAGTTGATGGTCTGTTTTTGCTTTAACTAACAGAAGTTCGAAGTCTGCTTTATGGTTTAACCACTTCTGTTTAATAGTCTGGTTTTTATATGATTCCTGATCAATCCCTTCATAATCAATGATTGGAAGGTCTTCTTTTGCTGTTTGTTTTAATACATCTAAATCCATAATAGTTCCATAATAATTAAATGAGCAGTTTGGTTTCTCTCCTTTAAATAAATTAACCCCAATCAGGCTCGCCTAGTCATGATTGGATTTTAAGTTTAATGATTTGATAACTATTAAAGTATACCAAATCTGCTCGTTACTATATATAAGTTTAAACGCTCTCAAACTTGTAACTCTGATATTTAAAGAGTGCAGTTGCAGTTAAATATTCAACATCCGTTGCTGTTTGTGTATATTCCAAAGAACTAAGTTCAGTGGGAAATGTATTTTCGAAATTAATATTTAAAATAGGATTATTCTTATTAGATAAAATCATAAGAAATGCGTCTGAATATAAAGACTTATCGGGAGTTGTTTTGCCCACAATATCTACAGATGGAGTTTCACTAACTTCTGGCCTAGTAGAAGTTACATCTCTATATGTTTTGAATTCTTCTCTTTTAGAGGGAAAACCTATACCTCTCATCCAATCATGTAAAGATTTATAATTTTCCAAATATTCATCTACAATAAAAGTAATTTCAAGATCAGTGTATTCTACCTTATCCCCCATAGTTGGAATATCTTTAAATGGCGTTGGTAGTGTCGCTACCCCTACACTAATGCCAGGTAAATTTGCACCGACAGTGAAAAATTCCACTTTTGGTAATTGTTGAAGACCAAAACGGAATTGAGTAGGACTTGCATAATCCAACTTATCAGGCTGTCTTGCAGTTGGTGATTGTTCTGTAACCATATTACTATTTATACATAAAAAAAGAGAGAGGTAAATATACCTCTCTCTTCAGAACACTTAACATGTTTCTTGTTTTATAGTAAAAAATCTTACATAAGATTTGATACTTTAACCCTACGATACCAAGCGTTGGTGTCAGCATCCAAGGATGCATCGGTATTAACCGTGTCACCAGCAGCAACCGCACCAGATGCGGCAAACGGGTTAGCAGCAAGACCGTAACGAGTCTTGAAACCAATCTTGGGCTGGAAGGATTGTTCACCAACCGCACGAACCATCTGAAGAGGAACGTAAGGACAGTAAAAGAAACCAGCATCATAAGGAGAAGTACCCTTATAACCTACAACGTAGTACTGAGAAGCAGCAACATTT